AAAGTTTTTTGATGAAGTAAACAATAGAAAAGGCAAAGGCTTTGAAGAAATTGAAATAAGAAACCAAGGATTAGCTGCTTTAGTAAAAGACGGCAACAACCTAACGGCTTCTGCTTCTCAAACAGGAATTATTACGAATAATTATGTTATAGGAAAGTTCTTTGATTTACCGCTTGACCACATGTATACTATATACGAAGAGTGTACTATAGATAAAAAGATATGTGGAACAGAGGAATTTATTATTGGGTACATAGTAACAATTGCTCACAATGAAATGCAAAGGTTTAACTGGAGCAAATATAAAAAACCGTTTTTTAATACTACGGGAGATTGTAGAGTTTGGCGTTCTGAGTTTTCAAGAAGTACTTCGGGTATTTTACCTAGTGCTGCTGCAACTGCTAAACGTCACGAATTGTTTACTGATAAAACTTTTAATATAACTAACTATCATATTAGATATGTTAAAAACCCACTAGACATAGTAGTTAATAGAACTACTGTTGCTAATCAAAGAAACTGTGAATTAGATACTTCAACTCACGTAGTTATAGTAGATATTGCAGCAGACTTGTTACTACAAAGAGTTAAAGAACAAAAAGTTCCTTTAATAGAAGGATTTAAAGATTTAGAATAATAAAAGATTAATAATTTAAAAACAAAATAAAATGTTAAGAAAAGCAAACAATGTGTTTAGCGTAGTGCTAAACGACGTAGATGTAGCTACTACAGCGTTACCTGCTGTAGGTACAGTTATTACAAACGCTAACTTACCTGCTGGTGCAGTCGTACTATGTGACTTAGGTTTACGTAGAATGTCTAACACTGAATATGCAGCGTTAGCAAATGGTGACCAATATCTTGTAGTACAAGGTAAAGGAGCTACTGAGCCATTAATGAAATCTCCAGTTATTACTAAAGGAACTGCTAAGTTTACTATTGCTAAACATAGACCTGCTGTTCAGCAAGTTACTACTGTTGGTTATAATGGTACAACTGGTGCTCTTCCTGTAGCTAGCAACTCTGATTTTTATATCAAAGTTCGTAAGCACGATAACGATGCAGCTAACCGTTCTCAACCTATGAGTTTATTTGCTGGTCCAGTTCGTACTGATGCTTCAGGTACTCAAGAAGAATTGGCTTTTGCATTAGTTGCAAATGGTATTAAAAACTTTGCACAAGAGCCTGCTAATGGTTACTTGAAGTTTGAAGCATTAGTTGCTGGAACTCAAGCTGACTGGGTAGGAACTGCAACACACTTATCTTTTACTAAAGGTTCAAGAGTAGCTTTGTTTACTGATAGTGCAGGTGCAGCTTCTACAGCTACAGCTCCAACTGTAGGTGGTATTTTACGTTCATTAGGAGTAGCTTATAAAATTACAGCTTCTTCTACTACGTCTGTTACATTAAACTATGCTTACCAAGGTGATACAGGTTTAGTAGCAGGTGGTACTACAGCAGCTTCTCAAGTAGGTATTGTAGGAACTCCAGGTGACTACGGTGTACGTTTGACAGGTGTTGCTGCTCCATTTAATGTTAACACATTTAGAGATTACTACGCTAACCGTTTCAATGTAACTTTTTCAGATACGTCTACTTTAGTTACTTTGCTTACAGGTGCTCGTAATGGTAATGGTGTATGGCAACAAGTTGCTATGGACGAATATATGAACTACGGTTTTGAAGGAGAAAATAACCAATTGGCTACTCCTTCTGTACCTCGTGACCAAGTTGTTAAAATCCCAGGAGTAAACAGCAACACTGCTGCTACTTCTAAATATTCTGCTCTTAACATTGCTTGGGAAGAGAATATTGGCGGATTAGTTTCAGCCTCAACTGCAAGAGGTAACGTAGTAGTATATCTTAATTTAGATTCTTCAGGAGACTTAGACACAGCTACAGCTAACAATGGTGAAACATTTGTAGTAGCTTTAGGTCTTACTGCGGCAGATTTTGACGAGTAAATTCTCCAACCCCCAGTAGTCCCACCACAGAAATTTTGCTGTCTATGTGGTGGGTACTACTATTTTTTTGTTTACTTTTGAATATATAAAATTGTTATGGCTCTACTCCCTAAAATTTCTAGTAGTTTATCAGGTAAATGTAACTTAATTTCTTTTACAGAGCAAACTAATCCTTATGTGATAACTACTAACACAGGAGGATGGGGTTCACCTAACATAGACACAGACGAAATACAATACGCAAGCGTAGCGTTCTTTAACTTAGAACAGACTCCTGCAATATTAGCATCAGGAAACGGAACCATTGTTGGTAACGTTTTTACAGATGTTACACATTTAACAGGAACTTTTGCTATTGGTCAAGCACTAATAGCTCCAGGAATAGCTCCTGGTACAGTAATCACAGCATTTCTTACAGGTAACGGTACTAATAATGGAGGTACTTACCAAGTTAATATAGCTCAACCTATTTCTTTAACTGTTATTAACGGAGTTTCTTTAGTTTCTCAATACATACTTAAAGACACTGCTACAGGTCTAGACTTATATGCAAATGTAGTCTCTGCTCCTGTACCTGGAAGTTTTCCTATTTTAACTGAAGCTACTTGGTCTAACCCTGATGGAATTTACCAATTAGTTTACACTGTTATAGGACCAGAAGGCGAAGTATATACTAATGAAACTCAACACGTACTATTTTTATGCAATCTATGTAATTGTAAAGATGCTTTAGTACTAAAATTAATTAATGCTTGTAACACGCCAACAGTAGCTAAGTTAAAAGAGCAAGTTGACCAAATGGAAATATTTATCTATGGAATCAAAACTGCTTTTGCTTGTGCTGACTTTGATACTGCTGATAACATACTAAACGCTGCTTCAACTTTTTGTGAGACTATTGTAGGTTGTGCAAGTTGTGGGTGTTCAGGTAATTGCTAATAAATAAATAATACAACTAACTATGTGTACTTGTAATAATTGCAATGAAATAACTCTGTTTAAAGGAACAAACGGAGTAGGAGTAAGCTCAACAGTAGACAATGAGGACGGTACTTTTACTATCTATTATACTGATGGCACTAGTTTTACTAGTGAAGATTTAACTGGTCCAACAGGTGCAACTGGATCTACTGGAGCTACAGGTGCAGCAGGTACTAATGGAACAAATGCTTTTAAATTTGTTAAAGACTTTACTTCTAATTTAGAAAGTGGTACTTGTGCTATTACAAGAACAGAGCTAACATCTTGCACTGCTGTACCTAACGGTTGTTTATTTGAAAGTGTTGCCGCAGGCTTTACTAATTTACAAGTACAAGTTTGGTATAGACCTTCTTCAGGACCTTTTGTTAATTTATGGACATTGGCAAACAGTGCTAATAGTGGGCTATCAGTTACTATAAGTAATGCAACAGGTGATATTACTTGTATTTTTGCAGGTTCTGCTTTAAGTGTAGTAGTAAGAGTAGTTGTTATAGCATAATTAAAAACAAGGAACTATGCTTACTCAAAATTGTGATTGTATAAAAGTTACTTATACCTTAGTGGGTGAAGAGCCTGTAACGGTGGAGGTGGAGAGTAGTGGTACATTATACGGTAAACCCATTTATGATGTTTTTGATGGAAATACACTTCAATGGGATAGTTTAGATGGTACTTTTTGGGTTATGGACGTTGGAGAAAACCCTCCTACTTTATCAGAAGACACCCCCTGCCCTTTCGGAACTTACACAATTGAAGAAGGTAGCATATTTGAAGCGTTTGAGGTTGAACCTTGTACTATACCTAATCCTTATGTTGAATCAATTAATTGTTATAAATTAGCAGTTTGGAGTAAACAATGTGAATATTCTAAATGTGCACTAGAGTACGTTAATAATCTAATTTTTGGAATAGACGTATGTAAACTTGAAGAGTCTTTAAAAGAACAAAGAAGAGTATTAGAAATATTAAATTGTTACGACCCTAGAGATATACCTAACAATACTGTTATTTATAACACTATCCCTTACGGAACAATAAAAAAACTATTATACAAATAATTAAAAAAATACAACATGTCACAAAGAGAAGTCTCTATCACAGGAAACAATAATACTAAAGTAAAAGTAACAGGACAAGAAGAACTGTTAGTAAGAGTTAATTCTGTTGATTTAACAGCTACAGGTTTAGCTAAAGAAAGTACTTTACAAACTGTAAACACTTCTTTAAATAATATAGAATCTGCTTTAACAGGTACATTTATTGCTGGAGCTATATTAGGTAGAACTTTAACATTTCCTTACAACCTTCCTGCTAATAAATACACAGGAGTTACATTAATAGTGCCTACAGGTCAAACTATTGATTTTGCAGGAGCTACTTTACCAAGTGGTACTTATAACTTTTCAGGAGAAGGAAACAAAACTTGTAATACATTTACTTTATCTAATCCTTCTGCTACTCCTTCAGATATTATATTGTTAACTGTAGAATAATGAAAATATTTGCTTTTCTAACGACTGCTGGCGGTGGTGGTGGTACAGAAATAACTGTAGTAGATGATTATGCTGCATTATTAGCTTTACCTCCTACCGCAGATACTTTTTATTGGTGTCAAAATTCTCAAGGTACAGCTTGGTTACCAGGCTCTTTGGGTGGCTCTTTTTACCCTAAAGGGATATACTATTGTTTTACCACAAGTCCTTTAGTAATAGAATTTATAGAAACACCTTATCAAGCTACTCAAGTAGAAGTAGATGCAGGAACTGTTACGGATAAATTTGTAAGCCCTAAAACACTTACTGATAGTGCTCAATTATCTGGTAAAGTACCTTACATTGGTGCTACAGCTGATGTCAACTTAGGTACGTTTCATTTAGATGCCGCTAAAGGTACATTCACTCACAATGGTAGCACAGACACTCTTACAGCTACTCACTCAAGTGGTAGTGGAATAGGATTGTTAATCACTAAGGGTGGTGCTAATGAAGGACTCAAGGTCAATAAGACATCAGGTAGTGGGAATGCGGCTACAATAATCGGTACATTAGAAGCTACTACATTGGTTAAAACTGGTGGACTTGCTACTGAGTTCTTAATGGCTGATGGTACGGTTAGCACATTTATGAATCCTAGAGTTCAGTCAGTTGCATCTAGTGCTACAGTTACACCAACTAGCACAAATGACCTAGTGAAGATAACAGCTCAGGCGGTAGGACTTACACTTGCTAACCCTACTGGTACATTTGCTGAAGGTCAATCATTGATTATAAGAATTAAAGACGATGGAACGCCACAAACGATTGGATATGGAACTAATTTTAGAGCAATAGGAGTAACTTTACCAACAACAACGGTGGCTAATAAGACCACTTATATTGGTTGTATTTATAATTTAACAGATACTAAATTTGATATTATAGGAGTATGTACAGAAGCCTAATTTCTTTAATGCCGAAAGCACAACCTTTGCTGTTAGATTTATACCCTAATGCAGCTGTTGCTTATTCTTTACGTAAGTTAAGAAGTGGTTATAAAAAATCTAATAACCTTTGGACTTATTCTGAAGAGATGCAAGAAGGTGCTTGGACAAAAGAAGGTACATCTATAACTAGTGATGTGTTAATCGCACCAGATGGTAGTCTTACAGCAGATGTCGCATTTGAAACATCTACAATAGCACAATCACACTCACTAAGAAGACTAAGAGTTGTAACAACTGGAGAAGAATATACAGTATCATTTTGGGCTAAAGCAAACGGGAGAGATTTTATAAATGTTAGGGTAGCAACGCAAATGTCAACTGATGGTGTGACACAACCTACATCTTGGGTAGATTTATCTACTGGTACAGTACTTTCAAATTCTGGTAGTTTCAGAGTTGCGCCAACAATAACAAGTGTGGGAAATGACTGGTATTTTATACAATTTGGTACTATTGCTTCAACTCCTGGTACTTTCACAAATTTCCAAGTATTAACATCACCAGATGGTATTAATACTAATTATATTGGTGATATAACAAAAGGTGTTGCTATATGGGGTGTTCAAATAAGTCTAAGTTCATCGGTGTTACCTTATGAAAAAACTGTTGTAGCTCCAAGTAATGGAAACCCTATTAAAGTAAGAAGAAGTGTTGATAACGCTGAACAAGACTTTGGATTTGATGAAATAAATGATACACTTACTGATTGGATTGGTTATAACCTTTGGACTTTTTCAGAAGAATGGGATAACGCAGCTTGGACAAAAAGTGGGTTAAACACAACTGCAACACCACCTTATGTTAATGTTGAAGTTGCTCCAGATGGTACAACTACAGCTGATAAAATTATAGAAAATCTTATAAGTCAAGGACATTTGACATCCAGACAATTGCTTGTTACTACTGGAGTTACATATAATGTTTCAGTATATTTAAAACATGGAGGTAGAAATGCCCGAGTAGAATCACCTTTGTCAAATTTAGCAACATATACAGTTGATGTTGATTTATTAACTGGTACATTAAGCAATAATACATTCCTAATAACTCCTATACTTCAAGATGTGGGAAATGGTTGGTATAGATTGAGTTATCAAGTTACTGCTACCAATACTCAAACAAGAAATGTAATAACAATTAATTTACTAAATCCTACTGGCTCACCAAGTCCAATTAATTATCTAGGTGATGGAGTAAGTGGTGTTTTTATATGGGGTGCTCAAATAACTGCAACTTCATTAGTAAGAACATACACTAAAACAGTTGCAACTGCAAATGCTGGTAATGGCTTTGTAACAATTTGGTATGACCAAAGTACAAATGGTAATAATGCCACACAATCAACACCAGCCAATCAAGCACAAATTGTTTTAAATGGATTTTTAATTAGAGATGCTTTATCAAAACCAACAACAACTTGGACAACAGATAGATATACATTAACAAATGGAATAAACCCTAACACAAAATATTTATCAATTGGAGTTCTAAATAGAACAGCTAATAGCAATGTTATAATACATATAGGAGTTGCTGGATCAATAAGTGGTATAAATGGTCAACAAACATTTCTTTGGTCAGCTACAACAGGAAATATTAGAAGTGATATGAGTTCTGTAGTTAATCATGGAAATGAAACTTCCACTGGAGCGTTTATAACAACTTCAGAAAAAAATGCAAGTGATTTAAAAACAATTTATTTAAATGGAATTGCTTTACCTATTACAGCTACACAAGCACCGTCAGCAGGAGCTAATATAAATTCGTTTGGACAAGCAGGAGGAAATACTACCACTTGCCAATATCAAGAATATATCTATTGGGATTTAGAACAATCTGCAAATAGAGTAGCAATTGAAACACTAATAAATGACTATTATGCAATCTTTTAAAGGATATAAATTCAATACAGTTGAAGAGGCTGATTTAGCAATGCAACAACTAAATGAGTATTATGGTTTGCCAGTAGAAAATGGAATATCTATTTTTGATGAAAGGTCTTATTTTAAGATAGGAGATGCTTATTTCTTAACTGAAGATAAAATGTTAATACCAGTATTAGGAGAACCAATTCAAATTGAAGTAAATGAAAACTAGACTGTTAATAATATTACTATTGCTATCATCTTGTTCTTTAGAACGTAGATTAGAAAAGTATTGTCCTTTATGTGTTCAAGAATCTAAAATAGAAACAATCATTGAATATAGAGATACTACTATTGAAATACCTGGTGAAACGGTTACAATAGTAGACTCATTGTATTGCGATAGCTTAGGAAACGTTGTGTCTAGGTTTGGAGATATATTAAAAGATAAGAACGGAAAGATATTAAGTTTAGAAACAAGATTAAGAAATAATGTTTATTATTCGAGAGCTAAAGTAGATACTGTTTATAAAACAATAAAAGGTAATACTATTATAAAAGATAAAGTAGTATATAAAAAAGGAAGAGAGATTAAAGTAAAATATATACCTTCTTGGGTTGTATTTTTTGCTTATTTAGGAGGAATATCATTAATAATTATACTTATATATTTAACTTTTAAACTAATCAAAAAATACCTTAAACCATGAAACAGGAAGTCGTCAGCATTTTAACAGGATTAAAAACATCAATAATTAAATACTTTATATTAGGAATAACTTTACTTGCTCCTATTAAAGTGTTTATGGTATTAGTAGGGTTATTTATATTCTTAGATACTTGTTTTGGAGTGTGGGCGGCTAGGCAACAGAAAAAACCGTTAAGAAGTAATAAATTAGCTAGATTTATTTCTAAATTATTTGTGTACAACACTGTAGTAATTACTGCTTATGTACTAGATATTAATTTATTAGGAGAGTTCTTTTTATTATTTTTATCTATACCTTTAGCTATTACTAAAATTACTGTTATTGCTTTAGTAGTTAACGAAGTATATTCAATAGATGAGAAAGTAGTTAATGTAAAAGGTTATGGTTTATGGGCTATGTTTAAACGTTTACTAGGTTTAGCAAAGTTTATTAAAAAACAAAAAGACGAAATATTATAATTATGAAAACTTATACAGACAAACAATTATTAGATAGAGCAAAAAGTTTACCTGATTATAAAGGTATTCCTCAAGGACATTGGATATTAGGAGTACGTTCAACAGAAGATAAACCTGATGCTTTTGATGATAAGTTTTATCATTTTATTGGTGAGACTTTTAGACAAGTAATTAAAGGTACTACTAATCCAGGAGTAACTGTTTTAAAAAACTTTGGCAAATTTAATCCTAATGGAGCAGCGGTAGTTAAATCTGATGAATGGTATTACGACCTTTGGAAGTTTGGTAAACATCACGGTAAAGTAGATGCTTTACTACAATTAGGTTCTAAAATCAAAGTGCATAGAGACGGAGATAAAGATAATAAATCAGAAGAACAAGGTTTGCTACAAGAAGGGTTCTTCGGGATTAACTACCATTCTAACGGCTACGACATTGATGCAAAAGCTACAGGTACGGTTGTAGGAGGTTGGTCAGCAGGTTGCCAAGTACCTTGTGAAATACAAAAATATAAAAAACAAATGCAGGAGTTTAAGTTATCTAAACAACCTACATTTACTTATTGTTTACTAAAAGAATTTTAAAATGAAAACAAGAAACGGTTGGAAATCCCACGCAAGACAATGGGATAAATTAAGAATATCAATAAGAATATCTTATGTGGACATATTAACAATAGAAGCAGATATATCAAGAGAGTTTTATTTGTTTACTATCTTAAACTTTACTTTTAAAAACAGATAGCTATGGCTAAAGTACAAACAACAGGTGGAGCTAAAACAAGAATAAAAGTATCTAGACCTGGGATACATTCAAAAACTAAAACTTCTAAATTAAAGACTTCTAGAAAATATAAGAAGTTATATAGAGGTCAAGGTAAGTAATTTAAAAATAAACTTATATATTTGCTATATGTTATCATTAGACGACCTTCACGCACAGTTAGACGAATCTTTAGCAATTAACTCTATAGAATCTTCATTCTCTTATGAACTTTTTACAGATTTAATTAATGGACAACGTGCTCTATGGTTGCGTAATGAATATAACAAAAATAGAAGTATTGACCCTTACGTACTACAAGATTTATCTTGTCTAGAATTAGAGTTAGTTAATCCTATTGATTGTTGTATAGATGTTCCAGCAAAATGTAAAGTGCTACGAACTAAAGTACAAATACCTAACACTATAGAATTTTATTTTACTAAAGGTATTGCAACAATTGGTCCTGCTGATATAATGATGCCTAGATTCGTTCTAATAGACTATTCTAGAGTTCCTTACGTAGGACACGGAAGAACTACTCAAAGAGCTATATATGCTTTTCTTTACAATAACTATTTATATATAACTAGTAAAAATCCTAGTGTAAATCTAACTAAATACATTACTGTTAGAGGAATATTTGAAGACCCTACTTCATTAAAACAGTTTGTAAGTTGTGTTAGTGGCAAACCTTGTTATTCTAGTTCTGAGCCCTATCCATTAAACTTATGGATGTGGGAATATATGAAACCACAAATACTTAATCAGTTAATGCAAAAAGGAGCTAATCAGCAAGATGATTCTAATAATGCAGAAGACGGTAAGACAGAACCAACAATGGCAAGCAATGCAGGACAATAGTAGTAAAGAAAGAAAAGTAGGAAAAGTAGGAGAAGTAAAAAAGAAAGACTTTTACAACCACTACTTAAAACATAAACAAGAACGAGAAGTAGACAAAAGTGTTTATAACAAATTCTTAAAAGTATTACTTGATAAGTTTAGTACAGCAATAGTAGAAACAGGATTAGAGTTAAAGCTAACAGGAATAGGTAAGCTAAGAGTTAGAAGTAAGAAGCTAAACTATTTTACTAAAGAAGGCAAGAGAGCTAAGAGTGTAAGACCTAATTGGAAAGCTACACTAGAGTACTGGAAAGTAAAGTATCCAGACCAAACATTAAAAGAATTAAAAGGAGTGCCAAATAAACCAATACTGTATCACGAGAACGATCACACATCAGGAGAGTTCTACGAACATCATTGGGATAACAACACTACTAGTTTAAAATATAAAAGCTTTTACGGCTTTAAAGCGTCAAGACAATATTCAAGATTGATAGCTAAAGTTGTAAAAGACCCTAACCGTAAAACATTTTATTATGGATAATGAATTAAAAGAAAACGAAAACTCTTCAACTGACGTAGAATCAGTTGTAAAAATTACTCGCAAAGAATTTGAAGATGGTAGTTATGAAGAAACAAGAGTAGAACAAGTAGAAGGAGGTTTTATTACTACCCTATGTACTCGTAAAAAAGTAAACGGAGAATGGGTTTACAAAGATGAAAAATCTGTAAGCACAGAAGACCCTAGTAAAGATAAATCAACTGAAGGTATTGCTAATAGATTAGAGTCTATATTTAAAAACTTAATGTAATGTTTGCAGGAAGAACCGTATCATACAAAGCTATTATAGACAAAGTACTAAGAGACTTTGCCTTTAATTACGACCTTAAAGACGAAGAAGGTTTAGAGTGGTTAGCTGAGTTTATGGCTCATACTAACGTAGGTATGGTTATGAGTAACAACATTGCTTATATTGAGATTTGTGATGGTTTAGGAGAACTTCCTTTTGACTTACATAAAATTAATCAAACAGCTTATTTAGAAGGAGTTGACTCAATAGAAGAAGCTGAATGTGGACACGGAAGACCTTTTCCAATGCGTTGGGCTACAGACAACTTTCACAAAAGATACCACAAAGACGATAGAGATTATACTACTGAGTCAAGAGAAACTTACACTGTAGAAAACAATTATATCTTTCCTAGTTTTAGTAAAGGATTTATAATGATGAGCTACGTAGCTATTCCAACAGATGATTGTGGTTATCCAGTAGTACCAGCTGAACAACAATGGTTAGAAGCTGCTGCTTTTTATATTGGCCACAAGATTGCTAGAAAGCTTTGGTATATGGGACAACTAAGAGATGCTATATTCCAAAAAATAGAAACAGATAGAGATTGGTATTTTGCTCAAGCAGTTAATCACGCTAAACAATGGAACGGTGTTGACGAAGCTGAATCAGTTAAAAATGCTACTATTAGAACAATACCTGATATACAAGCACATGCTTCTTTCTTTGCTAATATGCAGTTACCAGAACAACGTAAATTTAGACCTAAAGCAGGAAGTGCTTTAGTGTCTACTATTAATACTATTAGTGCTAGTGTACAAGGACCTAATCCAGCAATATAATGAATCCACACGTTAATACTTATACAGGACTTAATCAAGATACTGCTTACGATAGTATCCCACCTAATTTATATATTGACGCACTGGATATTAGGATTACTACTACTTCAGGTGAATCTACAGGAGCCTTTACTAATATGAAAGGTACAGTAGAATCTTTTACTATACCGACTAATTCAATAAATGCGTTTCCTTCAGGAGAACCTTTTGGTGTCTGGACTGCCTCTAACCCTAAAATCATTGGCTACACTACTATTAGAAATCGAATTATAGTATTTGTAGCAGATGATAGTAACACTAAGAGTTGGATTTACGATATACAATACAACACAGCTACTAGAGAAATACTTAGTGGCTTTCCTGCATTAAAGTATTACAGCTCTTTACTTAATTTTAGTAAAGATTGGCCTATAGAAGCATTAGGCAGATATGAGTCTGATTGTACTCAAAGAGTTTATTGGACAGACTACAACAACTTCTTTAGAACTATTAACTTAGAAGACCCTAATCTTACAACACTAGACCCAGGATTAGTAGACATCTATCCTAATGTAGAATTTACTCAACCTTTATTAACATCTGTTACAGGAGGAGGAGCATTAATGTCAGGTGAGTATCAAGTTGCTTATAGGCTTATTACTTTTGACGGAAAACAAACATTAGTATCTCCGCCCTCTAACTTAATACATATTGTATCAGATTCTGAATTAACTAATTCAGCTGATTATAACGGAGACCCTATTGCAATAAACACAGGCAAATCTCTTTCTGTTACTGTCGACACTTCTAACTACAGCATTTTTGATAAGATAGAGTTTTTAGTTCTTTATTACGAAAATGGTATAGCTACTCCATCTGCAAAAAGTGTAGAGACAGTGGGAATTGGTCTTAACACTTCAATAGTATTTACTTATACTGGTTCTGAAGGAAGTCAAACTACTGAAGAGTTATTTACATTTGCTACTAAAAACTTTGCTTTTAAAACACCTAAAAGTATTACTCAAAAAGATAATAGTTTAGTAGTTGCTAATATTAAAGGTTCTCAAGTTAACCTTGCTAGTTTACTAGGGCCTAACGAAACTTTTTATGCTAAAACTAGACGATACAGAAACTTAGGAGGAACTATTGAACCTCCTTATACTCCAGGCTCAGGTAACGATGATAACGATTTACAAAACGCTTTTAACATTGCCTTAAATAAAGATGCTCATTGGGACTCTGATTGGCAAACTGACGAGCAATACAGATACCAGTCTGACGGAGCAAGACTAGGTGGAGAAGGCCCTAACATCAGTTATACTTTTCACTTAGAACCGATGACTGTTGACGGAGACGTACAAGCAGGTATAGCTTCTATAGCACCTGTTCCTAACGCATTTCCAAGAGACTCTCACGATTTAGACGATGGTTACGGTGTAAGACCTAATACTACTTTTGCTAATGCTGCATCTCCTTTTATATCAGGTTTGTTAAGAGGATACAAACGTGGAGAAACTTATAGATTTGGTATTATCTTTTACACTAATAAAGGTGAAGCTACATTTGTAGAATACATTGGAGATATTAAGTTTCCTGATATTTCAGAAGAAGATAGCGTTAACAATCTTTCAACTACTCCTTACTTTCCCTTATCCCAAGCTGACCCTGTTACCCCTCAATTTACTATTGCTTATAACTTAGGTATTCAATTTAGTCTAGACTTTTCAACTTGTCCTACTTTACTTTCTAATGTTACTGGTTATCAAATAGTAAGAGTGCAAAGAACTGATACAGATAAACGTAGATTGACTCAAGGTATAATACAAACATGCCAATATTTTAGAATACAAGAAGCATCTAGTAGTTTTGATTTAAGTGCTAATGGAAATCAAAACGTAATACATTTAGACGAATATTACGGTGATAGTAATTTTGCTACTTTAGGCACTAAAGCTCCTTCAGGCCCAGGCTTTAATGTAAATAAGTATTTAGGTTTTTATTCTCCTGAAATATCTTTTAATTATAAAAACACAGTAAATAATGCACTAGGTAACAATACTGGTTTACTAATAACAGGAGGGTATAATCTTAATAGCTTTTTTACAGACATATCAACAAGTACTTCAGACAAACGTCCTATTGATTTACCTGAATACACTCAAGATGTAAGAATAAAATTAAAAAATTATAATGCAGTTACTTTTAATAGTATAGAAAATGTAAAGGCTTGGGACCAAAAAGAATATTTTAATATGTTAGATGATTCTACATATCAAGATAAAATTACACCTATTTGGGGAGGCTATACAACACGTAATTATTTTGCTCGTAATGAAGGAGAAAGCTTTTCAGGAGATAACCTTAATGACCCTTATCATGATAGTTATACAGAAAGTAGTTTTTCTAGAAGTGGTAGCAATATATTAGGACTTACAAAATCTTATAATGTAGACCCTATTACTCAACAGCCTGTACCAACTGTACCAACTACTGAATATTTTAAAAATGAAGCAATAGGCGGTGTTACAACAATAGGAATAGCTTCTGGTGCTTCTTTTCCAACAGTAGATTTAATAGCACCAAAAGCAGAAATATATGGAGGTTACTCTACATCTGCATTAGAAGCTAATGCTTTTATTACTGCGTCTCCTGTTATAAAAGTTACGGAAACTAATCCTATTGTGTTTGGAGGAGACATATTTATGAATATGTCTACTCTTCAAATAAAAATGGTAGACTTTGATACTGCATTATATAAAACTGGCTTAAAACCTTGGTTTGCTCAAACATACTCTTTAACAAAATTAATTGTAACAGAGTCTGCAATTAATCAAGACCTTGCTTACGGAGCTACCTTACGTACATTAGTAGAATATACTTTTGACGGAGATGAATCTCCTGTACTAAGACAAGAAAATAATAATACAAAAGCTCCTACTGCTAAAGATGTAAGTAATATGTACGCCTACAATCCAGTTAACTCTAGAGAAAACATAGATGTAGCATTTTTTGTAGAACCTACTACAAGTAGTAGTGGATGTGTTATTAACGATGTTAGAGGTTACCTGTCTAATGTTAAAATTAACAATGAACAACTAGATTCTTGGACTCAATTTGGAGTTAATAATTATTATGATATAGATGACTACGGTCCTATTAATAAAGTACTTAACTTTAAAGATAACATCTTTTTTATTCAAGATAGAGCTGTAGGTATTTATGCTATTAATAGAGCTGCTATTACCACAGCAACTGATGGAGTACCTACACAATTAGGTACAGGTTTAGGATTTGGTAAACACCAATACTACACTAAAGAACACGGTTCTATACATCAATGGGCTATAAAACAAACTGACTCAGGTATTTACTTCTTTGATGCTATTCACAGAAAGATATTTTTATTAGGAGAAGGCAATTCTCCACTATCTGAAATAAAAGGAATGCACTCTTTTTTACAAAACTTAGGTGCAGGAAACTTTTTAAGAAAAGAATACGGAGGAGATAATCCTATTTTAAATAAGGGAGTGCATATAGGAAAAGACTTAATCAACAATGAAATTATTTTTACTTTCCTTACAAGTGGAATGATTAGGGCTGTAACAAGAGAAACTACTTATAACGTTTCTGATATTGTACTAATTAGCAGCACTATAGATTATTATGTAGTAATCACCTCTACCTTTACTACTAGTGACGGGAGTCCTGCTGAGCTTATACTAGAAGTACTAGAACATGCAAACGTATTAGAAAACTTAAAACAAGTTACAGACTTCTCTTTAGTCTACGACGAACTAAGTGCTTCTTTTTCTTCAAGACTTTCTCAAACTCCTCCAATATGGATTGAAAACGGAGACACATTAATAACAACTAAAAAAGTTGGTAATGCTGAAAAAGGATTTGTTCACAACATAGGAAACTATGGAGAGTTTTATAACAATATAGAAGAATGTTTTATTTCTCTAGTTGTAAATCCTCAAGCAGATTTAAACAAGATATTAAGAACCTTAGAATACAATTCAATAGTAAGAGATAATAATAAAATAGTTGATAGAACTCAAACAATAACAGCGTTTAGAATCTATAACGAATATCAAGATACAGGAAAAGTTTCTTACTCAACTGATAGAATTAAAAGAAGATTTGATAAGTGGAGAGTTAAAATTCCTAGAGATGTTAATAATCAGCGTGCTCGTTTGCGTAGTTCTTATTTTATTGTAAATTTATACTTTGATAACTCTGAAAATAAAGAGTTAATAATGAATAGATTAATTTCATACTTTGATGTTCAAATGTTTTAACAATGGATATACCTAAAAAACTTAAACCCAAAAATCCTTTCTTAACCTTACAACCTCTTTACACTAATCCTACTACAGGGTTAGGGTTTAAAGCTGCAAGTATGGAATTAGGTTTAGAAGGAAACTATGGTAAAAAGAAAGAATGGACTTTAAAACCTCACATCGGTTATAGTTATAATGCACCGCAAGGAACAAGTCCTTTAAGTGGTGGTATAGATGCAAGTTATAAAGGTATGGCTAATCCTAGTCACACAGCAAATGCTGTTGTTAATATGGGATTAGGGTACAATAATGCTGGAGGATGGAAAGGTTTAACAGGTGGTTTTGATGCAGGTTATCAATTTAATTTTGGAGCTAAGAACAGACGTAAAGGAGAAATAAAACCTGGAAAATTTGCAGGTAGTTTAATACCTTATGCAGGAGCTAATGCTACAGATGGTCTTATTTACGGTGGAAGAGGGAATTTTGAATGGAGACCTAAGTTTGGAAACAAAGCACCATTTACTGTATTTGGTGGAGCTAATTTAAATTTTGCACCAACAACAGGTAAAGCAAAAGAAGTACAAGATACTGGAACTGTCTATACCGAGGGCGAAGTGGGAACTGGGGGTATAACTACAACCCCAGGAGCGTTTAAAGACAACTCTTCAGAAAATTTATCATTCAAACGTACTGCGGGAGCACATGTAGGATTGAGATGGTCTTTAGATGGAAAAAAATTCCCTACTATTAACCGCAAACCTATACCTTATCCTGAAGACCCTTTACCAATAGGAGGAGATTTTACTTATGCACAAAGAGAGCCTGAGTTATCTGATAGAGGAAAAGATTTATTAGGTACTTACGATGAAACTCCTCAACAATTTAAACAGCGTTTAGATGAACGAAGTATAGGTAATTTAAAAGTTGACCCTAGATACATTAATCAAGATATACGTGCTGATGAACTACAAGAATTTCCTTGGCAAAATAAATCTTACATTCCCTCAGAAGATTATGATAGTTATGCTTTAGGAGGCACTATAAATACAATGGCTGAAGGTGGTAGTGGTTGTCCTGAAGGATATGTTTGGGACGGTAAAAATTGTATAAAAGATGTTAATTTACCAGAACAATCAGTTTATGGTAATGAAGCTAAAAGAAAACTACAAGGTTCTTTAATTGATAAATATGCTCAAGCTAAAAGGGCTTATCAAGATTATAGAGAGAATGCTGGTTTAACTAAACAAAGATTAAAAAATGAAGGAGCTTCTTCTATTGGTGTTTTACAAGGACAGGTTAAAGAATATAAAAATCAATTAGAAGAAGAAAAGAAAACTTATGATAGAGCACAAAAAGCTTTAAATGTTTTACAGAAAAAAGATTCTGCTAACTGGAAAGATAAAAAACTTAAAGATGTAATGTCTGCACAAGGTGTAGATGCACTAAGAGATTTATATAGTAAAGGAGAAATGTCTGATGCAAGTTTTAGAGATTTTTATGATAATTTTGGAAAACAATATGATAGAGAAGCAGCAAAAACAACCGCAGAAGATCAAGTAAAATTAGAAGATTCTTGGTACGGTAAAAAAGATGAAGAAGGTAGAAGAAGGTGGATGAGTAATCCTATGAATGTAGCCAAAGTAGCACAAGGTGTTGCTATAGCTGCACCGTTAGCACCATTTGCTCCAGCAGTTTTAGCAAATCCTCTTGTACAAGCAGGGTTAACTGGTTATGGTGTTTATGATGCAACTACTAATACTCTTCCTGCTGCTTATAGAAATTACCAACAAGGTCAATATGCAGAAATGGCTGAGAATTTAGGAATGGCTGCTTTAGATTTAGCACCTATTCCTTTAGTTGGAACTAACCTTTTAGATGATGCATTAGATGCAGGTAAGTATTTACAAAAAGGCTATAACAAAGTTGCAACAGGAAATTCTCGTCTAACAGATTTTAATTTTCCAGCTTGGAAATTAGAAAAACCAACTGGCTCAATGTCTGGTCCTACTGAAAATTCTAGGAGTTATATAGCAAAAACTAATACAGATAGAGGAGCAGAACTATTAAGCAAATATGGTAAAGGAATGAACTTTACACCAGAGGAGTGGGCAGAAATGGAAGCTTTAACAAAATCAGGTGCTACAGATTTTAGTAAAAGTGATATTCCCATTAGTAGAATACCTCTTTATTATGCTAATTCTGAAGATGCAATAAAAGAAGCAGAAGCCCTTAACAAATTAAAGTTGTGGCAAAAATTTTCTACACCTTCTGAAAAAAGTATTAGAACTTGGAGTGCTGGTATTCCTGAAGGTTATGATGCAGAAAGATTAGCAAGATCTAAACCAATTCAAAAAATAAGATTAGTTGTTCCTAGTAGATACACTAAAGATTTAGGGAATAATTTTACTGCAATGCCTTATGATGATCCAAGAGTAGATTTTATTTATAAAAATCCACAAACAGGTGAACCATATTTTAATTATAATGCATCCCTAGAAAATGAATTAATGGGAAATATTCCTGAAGGTTTTATGAAAATAGGAAGTAGTAATGAAGGAGGAATGAAAAACATTATTATAAAACCTATTAAAACTAAACCGATTGTAAACTCTTCTATAGATGATGTTAATAAAGGTTTTAATTCAGAAATAGATTGGGCTAAATGGAATAAAGAAATACCAGAAAATAAAGCTTTAATGCAAGAATACAATGCAATAGAACAACAAGCTAAAGCTAATGGTAGTTGGATGAAAAATCCCGATGGTTCTGCATTTAAAGGGACACCAGAGCAATTTGTACAACAGAATAGTGAAAACTTTAAAAAAGCTTTTTCTAATATATTAGAAAATAAAAATAATTCAAATATTTTTTATCATGGTTCTCCAGAAACGTTTTCAGTTTTTGATAAAACAAAATTTGGAAAATCTGATATGGGAAGTTTAGGTAGAGGTAATTATATTACAGATTCTAAATCTTACGCTGAATTATATGCTAAACCTGAAGGCTATTCTATGTTAGAACAATTTAAAAATCCAAAAGGAAATGTATACAAATTATATGCAAACGCACCAAATATAGAAAAAACAAGTAATTTATCTAAACAACAAATTAAAAATCTTAAAGGTAAAGATGTAGAAAATGTTGTGTATGGAGATAATGATTATTTAAATAAAGGGTTTACAGGAGATGCTGATATAGTAATTCCTTTTAGCTCAAATTTAAAATCAGCAGTAGGTAATAATGGAATGTTTGATATGACTAATCCAAACATTTATAAAAGCATATTACCTTATGCTGTACCAGTTGGTGTAGCAGGAGCAGGAGCATTAACTCAAGAAAAGAAATACGGAGGAAGTCTAGCATCTAATATACCTACTTATTATCAATCTAAAGGCACTCCTATTTACAGAGATACTACAGCTTTACCATTTGCTACAGGAGGAGATTTAGATGGAGCAGGCGACCCAATGCCAGACAGACCTAAATTACCTAAGTTAAGTACTAATGATATGACTGCTTATATCTATGACACAGTTGTTAAACTAATAGAAGAAGCTAAAGCATCAGGTAAGATTAAAGAAGGAGAAGATTTAAATGCAATGGGTGTAACTGCTCAAATACTATTAGAATCAGGTAACGGTAAATCAGGTTTAACTCAAAAGTATAATAACTTTGGTGGGATAAAAGCAAACGACTCATACATTAAACGAGGAGGCAAGTATGTAGGAATGAATGCTTCTGGTGAGAATGTAAAATCTAAATGGAGAATATACGATACTCCCGAAGAAGGGTTAAGAGACCAAGTTAGTTTTTATTTAGACAATCCTAGATACAGAAAAGCAGGAGTACTTAATGCAAAGACTGCACAGGAACATGCACAACGAGTACAAAATGCTGGATATGCTGGTAACGAAAAGAAGTATGCAAGACAAGTAATGCAGATGGCTAACTCTATTCCTAATAGGTTAAAGAAAGCTGACCCTGCTAAACTACAAACATTTGTTAGTTCTTACGCACCTGCACAGCCTGCTGTTAATCCTATAATGCCTGTACAACCAGTACAGCCTATAGTTCCTGTTGCTCCACCTACGACTGTTGCAAATGCTCCTATTAACACACAAGTAGCTCCTACTCCTGTAGTTGCTACAGCTCCAGGTGGTGTGATGACTAACTCAGCTTTACAAGCACAAACAGCTGCTAACAATGCAATGATGACGAGTGCATTAAATAATGTTGCAAACTCTAGTATCAATAGTAATGTAGCTAGCCAGCAAAATCCTTCGTACCCTATTACTACTGAAGAAGATAGTATGGAACAAGAAGAAGTTCAATATCCTAGTTACAGTCCTGAATATCCACAATGGCCAGGTATAGATGTAGATTTTGATATGGCTCGTTCTAAAAGTTTTAATCTACCTAAGATGAATAAGCCTTCTAGATGGGGTTACCAGCCTATGTTTAAAAAAGGTAGAAGTACTCAACTAGCTTTTCCTGTAATAAGTGATATAGATGCTACTCAATATCCTAGTCCTATATCTAAAATAGTACAAGGTGTTACTGGCTACAATCCTAACTACTACGAAAATACTTTTGACGAAGAAGGCAATTTAATACAAGGAGAATTAGAAAGAGCAAAAGAAGAAGGAAGACCTATAGAGTTTCAAAAAGGATACAGTTCTATACAAGATATATTTAACAGAAGAGCCTATAACAAACAATTAGAACAAATGCAACCTGTTATGCCTCTTGAAGCTACAATAGAAAAAGCAGGTGGAGGATTCTTAGCAAGTGGATACGGCTCTAGTTTAGATGAGTACTACGCTAACGGAGGACAAATGAAATATACTATGTATGATGTATTTGAAAATGGTACTTACTACGGAAAAGGAGGCCAAATGATTAAACGTGCAGATGGTTCTTATTCTCCTCGTGGTTTATGGGACAACATCAGAGCCAATGCAGGTTCAGGTGAGCCTGCTACTAAAGAAATGTTAGCACAAGAACGTAAGATTAACCAAAAGAAATACGGAGGTCCTCTAACTAGATTCTATCCTTCTAACATTCAAGAATATTAAACTGACTACTAATGAGATTAGCTGAACTATACGCAAACAAATTACAAGAGTTACAGGCACAAGACCCACCTGACGGAGGACTAAAATCGTTAAGTGTTGAAGACCGTACTAAACTAGTTTACGATTATGTAGCTAAGAGTATAGCAAAAGCAAAAGAATCGGGTGCTATAGCTCCAGGAGAAAACTTAGATGCTTTAGGAATTACTGCTCAAATAATGCTGGAAAGCGGTAACTTAGATTCAGAGTTAGCTTCTAAATACAACAATTTTGGAGGACTGAAAGCTGGAAATACTTGGAAAGGCAAGACTGTTACAATGAATGCTAATGGAAATAACAAAGCAGCTTTATGGCGTGCCTACGATACACCTGAAGAAGGACTAGCAGCACAAGTAAACTTTTACATAGAAAACTCTAGATATAGACAGAACGGAGTGTTTAATGCTAAAACTCCTAAAGAACATTTAGAAGCTGTTGCTAGAGCAGGTTATGCAGGTAACGAAGCTAACTATGTTGCTGAAACTATGAAAATGGTTGATATTATTCCACAAAGATTAAAAAAAAGTAATCCTGAATTATTAGCACAATGGACTGCTCAAAAATCTACTATGGGAATGCAAGGAGTAGAACCTCAAGTAATACAACAGTCTACACCTGTACCTGTTGATGCTTACAACAAATTAAATATTTATCCAGAAATAAATAAATCTCCATATCAAAGTACTAGTATGATAGGTATGGATAATATAAAACTATCTAAGCAACAACAAGGAATTGAAGACCAATTAACAGAGGCGATGATTACTCCTGAAAAGATGACTGCACCTAAAGGTTGGTTTGGTTCAGGTAAATCAATGTTCTTTGGAAATAAATAAGATTAATTGAATAAAAAATTATAATTTTATAAAAATTTTACTATGAACAGAGGAATTAACAATCCAGGATTTAGAGCATTACCACAAAGTGTACAATCTAAAATTATTTCTAATATGAAATACGGAGGAAGAATGTATGCTGGAGGAGGTAACTTAGACCAACTAACAGAGTTTACTGAAGGTGGTACTCACGAAGAAAATCCAATAGGAGGCATTCCTCAAGGCACAGCTCCTAACGGACAAATGAACTTAGTAGAACAAGGTGAAACTAAATTAAATAAACAAAATTATATTTTTTCTGACCAATTAAAAATTGATGGTAACACTGTAGCACAGTTTAACTTACCTAAATCTTATATAGGCAAAACATTTGCTGATGCTTCTAAGAAACTAGACAAGCCTAATTCTAGAAGAGAAAATGATACAATTGAAATGGCTGACACAGAACGTAACTTAGCTAAATTAAAAGAAGCTCAAGAGTTTCATAAACAACAAGAAGTACAAAAAAAGATTGACGAGATTATGGCTTTAGACCCAAATGCTTTAGCTAGTATGATGGGACAAGGTCAACAAGGTCAGCCTTCTATGGAACCCCCTATGGACCCACAAATGATTCCTCAAGAAGGTATGATGAAATACGGAGGTGATTTAAGAAATCCACCACCATCGGACACTATTTATTACGGACCAGGTGATTCAGAATACGATATGAGATTAAGACCTCTCAATATGGATATTATGGAGAAGAATTATAACTTATACCGTGAAGACCAAAAAAATATTATACCAGATAGTGAAATGCAATTTATGTATAATCAATGGAATAAAAATGCAAGAACAGGAAAACTAGGTGCAGTTCAAGCTAAAAATGGAGGTTATATAAATACTAATCAATTTGGTAACGGTGGTGGTTATACATTAAGTAACCCTAATAATTTACAACAACCTCCTAGTGAGTATATGTATCCTGCTTCAGCAATAGACCCACGTTACGGTGTTCTTTCTCATTTTGAAACTAAAGGAGAAGCAGAAGAATATTTATTACGTGACAATGGTACTTCAAGAGCTTACTATAATAATCCTTTAACAGGCGAAGTAGGAGAATTAATAGGAGACAATGATAACTATTATACTACTGGCACAGACCTTAGTGGTGCAAGATCTGCTAGAATAGCTAGAGAAAATATTACAAATATGTATCCTCAACCTGGAGACAATGGAGAAGTAGGACCTTATTATTCACAAAATCAAGATACTAACTTTCAATCTGCTGGTGCAGGAAGACCTTACGCTAATCCATTTGGCAAACCTTATGACTGGCAAAACTATCCTGCTAGTGGTTATCCTTATGAAAAACAATTTAGTAAAGAAGCTCCTAATAGATTTTTTACTAAAAATCCAGACAGTCTTATTAATTTAGAAATTGAAGATTATAAATCACCTTATTACGAAAGACCAAAAGCAAATCAAAAAGATTTAGGAGGATTTATGAAAGACAACAAGCAAGGTATCTTAGGTGGCTTACAAGCTGCTGCTGGTATTGGTGCTATGTTTATTCCTGGTGCTCAAGGTTTAGGAGCTAACTTAATTGGTGGAGGTATTGGAAATATCACTGGAGAAATTAAAGGAGACCAACAAGCTGAAATGCAAAAGAAAGCTATGGACCAACAACAGTTGTTAGCTAAACAGCAAGCAAATATGTTACCACAACAAGGATTAGACCCTTACGGAAACCCTATAGCTCCACAAGGAATGTATAGTCGTTACGGAGGTAAAATATATAATGTAGGTGGTTATATGAATGGTGGTTATGTAGACAACCTTCCTGATGAAAACAATATGATAGACCCTAGCGATATAGCTAGTACAGGCGGGTTTTTAGAAACTCGTCCTAATACTACTTTTGCTAAAGGAGGTAATATGTATGACAATGGAGGAGGATTTACTAAAGGAGTTCCTAATAGTTATTTACAAACAGCTCCTTTAGATTTTAAATCAACAATTCCTACTTTTTCAAATACAGAAGAAGAGAAAAAAGGAAACTACGCTGACGTAGGAGATTTAAGTGATACTACTATGGACTTAAGCATTAATCAAAGTCCTTTAGATTTTGGATTACAGTTAGCTCCAATTGCTTGGAACTTAGCTAAAGGTTTACAAAAACCGATGGAGTTTAAAGGAGAAGATTTTTATACTAAGATAGACCCTACTCTTGTTGACTATACTAATGCAGAAAACACTGCAAAAGAAACAGGAGCAGGAGCAATGAAAAGTATTAAAAACACAGTACCAGGTGGAGGTTCTTATGCATCTAATGTATTAGCAACACAACAAAACATAAATAAAGCTCTTACAGAAATAGATACATTAGAAGCAAATACTAATAGTAAACTTAAAGGAGACGCTGATAAGTTAAATATTACTAGAAAAGATGCTGCTAATATGGAAGCTTTAAAAATGAATTTAGCTACTCAACAGGCTAAAGAATTGCTACAACAAGAAGCATTAACACAAGGTAAAGGTTTGAGTGAGCAAGCTATTGCTAATAAATTAGCACAGAATTATGCTGTAATGTCCGCACCTGATATTAGTAGATTTAAAAAAGTAGGATACAATCCTTACTACCAACAAGTATTGGAAAGTATTAAAAACAGAAAAACAACACCAAAAATATAACCGATGCCAGTTAGTCCACTTTCTACGCCTTTAAAAACTGAATATAAACCTCTAGGTTTAGAAATGTTTGCACAGCCTCTTTCGGATATGCAAGCTAAGTACGATACTGCTAAAGCTGCTATCAACGATACTACTTATGAAATCAGTAGATTGTCTCAAGATGATGCAAGGGGAGCAGAGTTAATTAAAGAGTTAGATGAAAAAACTTCTAAGTTAGCTCAGGAATTAATTGCTACAGGAAACTATAGACAAGCTGCTGAACAATTAAAAAAACTAAACAAATCTTTTAGTCAAGACCCTGAAACTAAAGCTGTTATAAGTAACTATGACGCATATAAAAAAGCAGTAGAAGAACAAAAGAAACGAGTAGATACAGGAAAGATAACTCAAACAGATTTTGATACTTGGGATTTTATGATTAGAAATCAGTTTAAAGGAACTGGTTTTGACCCTGCTACGGGTAACTACACTTCTATTAACACTAGACCTCCTGAAGAAAATAGAGAAAAAGAGATAGAAGATTTGAGTTTAAAATTAGCAGGAATGACTCCTGACCAAGGTTATCAAACAATACAGAATTTAGGCATTCAAGGAGTAGACCAAACTGAATTAAAAAAAGCTTATACTTATAAAGATTTAGGACAAATACAAAAAGAGATTTTTAATTTCCTATCTACTTCAGATAGATTTAGAGAGTCTATAGATGATAGAGGAAAAAGAGATTTTTACTATAACAATGAGAATGCTAAGATGCGTAGTAAAGGACAAGAGTTCCAAGATGGTTTAGTAAATAGTGTAGTAGGAAACTTAGATAGTAATATTAGAAACATTGCAGAAGCTAAAAAGAAGGACAAATCAAGAGCAAAAGAATACGATGTAATCTTAGACAATTTAAATACACAAAAAAATAATATTATAACTGGTTATAACCAAGCTAAGCAATTAGGCACAACTGATGGATTTGCTGAAAAGTTGTTTATAGAAGATAAAAGAAAACACTTTGATAGAATATCTTTAGCAGCTGCGGATATAGTAGACTTTAATAAAGAAACTGTAGATTTAAGTTATAGAGCTGATCCAGCATTAACAGCTAAACGTGATGGAGCTAAAAAGAAATTTGAAGAAATAGGAGATATTACTACTAATATAACAAGTGCTGACCCTAACTTTAAAATATTTACAGGAGGTAGTACATTTACTCAATCTGAAAATAAAAATGCTAAAGTATTAGCTAAGACTGGCGGAGATATAATGAAAGCTATTTGGGAAACAGAAAAAGAAATTGTACCTGAAAAAATGCAACAACTTGTTGGCAATAATAATTTAGCTCAGGTTAGTAAGAATTTAGCTACTACTAAAGTATTAGGAATATTTCAAAAAGAATACACCGATGTTATAACTAAAACTGATAATCAGATTGCAGATTTAAGTAATAAGATGGCTTCTGCTTCTAATCAAGCAGAAAGAGATATGTACAAAGCAGAAGGAGACGTTTTAGCTGAACAAAATTTAGAGGCAAGAAGAGCTTTAGGTTATCAAGAAATACAAATACAAAATGCTGTAGAATCTCAAATAGCTAAAACTAATGACCCTAAAATAAAAGAGTTATACAAACAATATGAAAGTAATCCTATTGGGTTCATACAAGCTTTAAACAAAGCAGATAATGAAGCTGTAGAAAAAACAAATGTTTTTTACGAAGAACAAAATAAAAAAAATAGAATACAAGCAGAAGCAATAGTTAGCGAGCATGAAAAAAACAAACTTACTGGAGGGGGATCTGCTCTTTCAGAAAAAGAAAGAGAAAATTTAATAAACCAAGAAATTGCAAAATTAGAAAGTTCTTCTAGCATTGCTAACAATGCAATAGCTCCTATATTAGCAGCAACTAACTCTGAAGAATCTAAATTACTTACTAACATTACTAATGCTTACAGACAAGGTATAGCTTTTAAAGATGGTTATATGGTTACACCTTTAGAAACTGTAGTAAACAAATCTTCTATTGCTTTTAGTAAACAAGGTTTAGAACTAGCTAACAAATGGGTATTAGAAAACAGTACAGGTAAAGACCCTGCTAAAAAAGTAGAAACGTTTAATCCAATTACAGGAACAACTAAAATAGCTGGTAACTTTAGAGCTTACGATATAACTGGATACAAAACAGACCAACCACATTATGCAGGAATAGACCAAAATGGTAATGTTATTTTAAGATATACTATAAAAGATAATTTAGCTGGAGATAAAAGTAAAGTAGGTTCAGCTGTAGCTAGTCATATTAAAACAGGCAGACAAGGACAAGCTGACCCAAATAGTTTGCCTGACAGTCAAATACCTATAACTCAAGCTGAAATTACAGCGTGGAAAAATGATAATCCTGATGATTTGTACGTAAGAGTTGAAGGCACTAGCATCGGCTCACAAATTACTAACGGTATAAAAGAAAGTTATGAAGAGTTGATGACGGCTGCTGAACTTGTTCCAGGAGATGAAGGAAAAGAGATGATGTTAAAAACTATTAACAATTTTGCTCCTATGTATCTAGTTAGCGATAACTCAAGAAGAGAAGCTTATACTAGATATGCTGCAACTTTACAGGATGCTGTAGATAATAATAAATCTATATCATTACCGCCAGAAGGACCCGCTAGTTGGAAAGACAACGGTAACGGAACTTATACAGGACACATACTACAATACAGTGTTGAAAAAGGAGAAATAAAAGTAGTTCCTTACGAAATTACTAGAGATAGTAAAGGTAATGAAAGTGAGCCTAAAATGATACCAGGTGCTGCATCAACTCTAAACTATTCAGGACAAAACTTACCAGTTGCTTTATTAAAAATGAATTTAATATACGGTACAGGTAGAGAAGAAGATTTAGTAGTAGTAAAACAAGGAACCGATAATGTTCCTTTTGTTCCTGCTTTTACTCAAACTTTTAAAGGCATTCCTACAAATAGTGCGTTTGCACCAGGAACAGTTATCAGATAATGCTTACCTTTATTTAAAATTTTAAATTATGCCAGAAGAAGACAAACCTGTAAAACCCAAAGGAGTAAAAGGCGTTTCTACTGTTGGAGGACCTTCTATAACAATTCCTGATTATCAGCCGTATTACGAATACTTAAAACCTACTACGGATAAAGAAAAATTCTTAGCAGGAACTACTGGTAGTATAACGTCTGGCATAACTGATGCTACTATTAAAACTACTGGTTTAGTAGATGCTAGATTAGCTAGTTTATATACTCCTATTAATTTAGCTAAAGCTATTCCTGACCAATTTGAAAGAGAAAAATACATAGCAGAGCACGGGTCTAAAATGGTACAACTATTAGACCCTAATAAATATGGTATTAAGTTTAACGATGATGCATTAGATTACAGCATATTTAAAGCTAAGAACTACGATATACAATTAAAAAAGTTCTTAGATGACTTAGATGAGAACCAAGGATTTTTAGCAGCATTAGGTAACACAGGTGCTAAGTTAGTAGGTAAGACTGCTACAGCTGTAGGAGGATTAATACCTTTAACTTACGGTGTTGGTGCTGCTTTATTTAGTTGGGATTCTAAAAAACTATTTGACAATACATTATTTGATGCTTGGGAATCAGCTGACCACTACTTAGATAGAAAGTTTGCTGTTTACGGAGGAGCTGACTATTCAAAAGGAGATAAATCTTTCTTTGGAAGATTTGCTGACAACCCAATGAAAAGTATCAATGCTGATATTATTCCAGCAGCTGCATTTGTTGCAGGAGCTGTCTTAACAGAATTTGCAGCAGGTGCACTTACCGCTACTACTTTTGGAGCCGCTGCTCCTGTATTTGCAGCTAATACTGCTAGATTAGCAGCACAAGGTGCTAACTTATTTTCTAAAGGAGTTAGAGTAGCTAGAGGACTAGATACTTTATCTGACTATAACAATATGAGAAAAATAGTTGACCTAACGCAAAAGATAAGAACTGGGATAGGCACAGCTACTACTATGGTTCGTACAGCTGGTTACGAGTCAAGTTTAATTGCTAGAGATACTCAAAGAAGAACAGAGTTACAAGGTAGACTAAACTATATACAAAGCAATCCTGAGTTACACGAACAAGCAAAAGTATTAGCTGAACAAGGTTACACTGAAGATGAGATTAGCGAAAGATTATCCGAAAAAATTGACCCATCTGTATTATCAAGAATAGACTATGCTGCTGAACAAGCAGGTGAATTAGCTTGGTTTTCTAACGTGCCACTAGTAGGGTTTTCTAATATTATTCAGTTTGGTAAAAGTTTAAACTTTAGTTACCGTTTGGGGAACTCTTTAAGCAAAGCTTCTAGAATTAATCCATTAAGGGGAACAGTTATCAATGAAGCTGGAGAAATGGTTTCTAAAGCATCTGTTGCTACTAGAGGACAAAAAGTATTAGGCTACGGAATGACTGCGGCTAAAGGAGGTCTAACAGAATCTTTTGAAGAGTTTTCTCAAGGAGCAATGGAACAAGGTTACTCTGACTTTTACTCTTCTCAGTTTAAATCTTCTAACATAAACAATACTGTAAGCTTTATAGACTCAATGGTTAAGGCTACTAGAAACTATTGGAACTCTACAGAAGGTAAAGACTCAATGACTATCGGTGCTTTAATGGGTATGTTAGGTATTCCTTTACCTATTTCTATTGACTCACAGACTGGTAAAGGTAAACTAGGAATGCAGTGGTACGGAGGAGTTTACGGAGAATTTAAAGACCTTAAAAAAGATATAGCAAGAGATAAAGAAATAGCAGACTTAAGAAATAAAAATAGTATCAATCCTGTCCTAAAAAACAATTTTGAAAATGCCATTAAGAATATGGACATTCAAGATGATATGGATGAGGCTATTAAAAAACAAGACGTATTTACTTTCAAGAACAAAGAGTTTGAACAATACCATACTTTTGTTAATACAAGACATAAGAACGGTGTAGCTGATACTATCTATCAAGACTTAGATGCATTAGACCAAATGGACTTAAAAACTTTTAATGACCAATACGCATTTAAAGGATTTGAGTTTACAGCTGAAACTAAAAAAGAAGCTATTGAAAAAACTAGAAAACAAACTAAAGATATTTTAGCTTCTCACAAAGAAGTAGAAACTTTATTTAATGATTCTAGATTAGCTGTTGACAGATTGTTTAACAAGAAGTATAGAGATTCTGATGGTAAACTAATGTTTGCTCTTAAAAAAGCTAATGGAGATATAATAGATAC